AGAAAGGTAATGAATCTGAACTTGCAGATTTAGTTTGTGATAAGTTTGGTGATGATACTTGTATAAATCCCTTAAAGGGCACTACAGACGGTAATGGATGGTCTAAGAGACTACATAGTATGGAAGGACTTGAAAATGAATTAAAAAGAATAAATGACTGATAGTGTATATCTTGGTAATCCTAATTTAAAAAAAGCAAATACTCCCATAGAGTTCACTCAAGAACAAATTGAGGAGTTTATTAAATGTAAGAACGATCCCGTATATTTTGCAAATAATTATATCAAGATTGTTTCTCTTGATGAAGGATTAACTCAATTTCATCCATATCATTTCCAAGAAAGATTGATTACAAGATTCCATGAGAATCGTTTTAATATTTGTAAGATGCCTAGACAGACAGGTAAATCTACAACTGTAGTTTCATATCTGCTGCATTATGCTGTATTTAATGATAGTGTCAATATTGGTATTCTTGCAAACAAAGCAGCAACTGCTAGAGAACTTTTAAGTAGGTTACAGACTGCTTACGAAAATCTACCAAAATGGATGCAACAAGGTATCATATCTTGGAATAAAGGTTCTCTGGAGTTGGAAAATGGATCAAAGATTCTGGCTGCTTCTACGTCTGCAAGTGCTGTCCGAGGCATGTCGTTCAATATCCTCTTCTTGGACGAATTCGCTTTCGTTCCAAACCATATCGCAGATTCCTTCTTTGCATCTGTTTATCCTACTATTACTTCTGGTAAGAACACAAAAGTAATTGTAGTATCAACGCCACACGGTATGAACCACTTCTACCGAATGTGGCATGATGCAGAGAAAGGTAAAAATGAATATGTACCAACAGATGTTCATTGGTCTGAAGTTCCTGGTAGAGATGAGAAGTGGAAAGCATCTACTATTGCAAACACTTCAGAACAACAGTTTAAAGTTGAGTTTGAATGCGAATTCTTAGGATCAGTTGATACTCTTATCAATCCAAGTAAACTAAGAACATTAGTTTATGACAATCCAATCAAAAGAAATGCTGGATTGGATGTGTATGAAGAATCAAAAAATAACCATGACTATGTTATTACCGTTGACGTAGCAAGAGGAGTTAGTGAAGATTACTCAGCATTTGTTGTAATAGATATTACTCAATTCCCTCATAGGATAGTTGCAAAATATAGAAACAATGAAATCAAACCGATGTTGTTTCCAAACATCATTTATGAGGTAGCAAAGAATTATAATGGAGCATATATTCTTTGTGAAGTTAATGATATTGGAGATCAGGTAGCATCATTGCTTCATTATGATTTAGAGTATCAGAATGTGCTCATGTGTTCTATGCGTGGCAGAGCAGGACAGATTGTTGGCCAAGGTTTTTCTGGAAAGAAAACCCAACTTGGAGTTAAGATGTCCAAGACTGTTAAAAAAGTTGGGTCACTCAATCTAAAGACCATGATTGAGGAAGATAAACTTATATTTAATGATTATGAGATAATTGCAGAACTTACTACATTCATCCAAAAGAATAATTCATTTGAAGCAGAAGAAGGATGTAATGATGACCTTGCTATGTGCCTTGTAATCTATGCTTGGTTAGTTGCACAAGATTACTTTAAAGAACTAACCGATCAGGACATAAGAAAGCGTTTGTATGAAGAGCAAAAGAATCAGATTGAACAAGATATGTCACCATTCGGATTTGTTGTTGATGGATTAAATGATGAGGGATCATTTGTAGATAATACTGGAGATAGATGGTTTACTGATGAGTATGGAGATATGGCGTATATGTGGGAGTATAGATAATGGATTTAGATGATCAATTTCAAATAGAACATTTATACCTTACAGAAAGAACATGTAAATCTTGTGGAGAAACTAAAAATTTAATTGATGGGTTTTATAGAACAAGAAAAAATAAATATAATTCTTCGTCATACTCATATGAATGTAAAGAATGCACTATAAAGCGGGTAACTATAAGTAGAATAACTACTAAAATTTTTAATAGATGGGAATATCCTGACTGGTAAATTGTTCATGCACTGTTTCAGCACTTGAAAATATACTTTTTAATAAATATTTTTTAGTTAAACTGAGTAAAACAGGAGAAAAACATGGCGACTCCTCAATTATCTCCAGGCGTACTCGTCAGAGAGGTTGATTTAACAGTAGGAAGAGCTGATAATGTTTTAGATAATATCGGAGGATTTGCGGGTCCTTTTGCCATCGGCCCGATTGAGGAACCAATTGACATCACTACTGAGCAAGAACTTATCAATGTCTTTGGTAAGCCAATTTCAACCGATGGGCAATACGAGTACTGGATGAGCTGCTCCTCTTTCCTAAGTTACGGAGGAGTTTTAAAGGTTGTTAGAACAGATGGAGACAACCTAAAAACCGCTAACGCAAAACTAGACACTGATGGTCAAACATCAATTGTTGGTGATGCAACTCTAAAAATTAAGAACTTTGACGACTACGAATTAAACCATGCCGACGAAGTTGCAAACTATGTTTTTGCTGCAAAGTCACCAGGATCTTGGGCAAACACTCTAAAAGTTTGCGTAATTGATGATAGAGCAGATCAAATCCTAACCGTATCTAACATTGGTATTGCTACCGTTGGGTATGGTGTTACAGTTTCACTTAATGGTGTAGTTTTAGCAGGTGCAGGTACAACTTCTGCTCTTGATGGATACCTAAAAGGAATCATTACTGAAAAAGATGCTACCGCAGGTACTATCTCAGTAAAAGTTACTTCAAGAGTTTCTGCTGCAGGAACCGAAACCCCTGTTGATTACAGCGCATTAAACCAAGCATCATCATTCAGACCAAGTAATGCAATTCATGTTATTAATTCTTCAGGAGCTTCTGTTGGAGTAGTAACTGTTGGATCTTCTGCAGTTTCTGCAAAAGATTGGTATAATGAGCAAGTTTTAGAACTTGAAAATACAACTATTTTCTGGAGTTCAATTGCACCAAAACCAGGAACTTCTAGATTCTCTGTAGATAGATCTGGTAGAAGCGATGAAATGCACATTGTCGTATTTGACGATACTGGTGCAGTAACTGGAATTCAGGCAAATATTCTTGAAAGACACATTGGTATTTCAAAGGCAAGAGATGCTATCTCTGCAGTAAATTCTCCACAAAGAATTTTCTGGAAAGATTATGTTGCAACTTATTCAGATAATCTATATGTTGGCGATAATCCATCAGATGGATCTGGAAATGAAGATGTTGTACAAACTGGATTCTCATCATCCTTTGTAGGTCTAACCACCGCACAAGGTCTCTGGAATCAACCTGCACAGGGTATAACTTTCTCCTCAATCGGTAACGTTTCTTATACACTACTTGGTGGACAAGATTATAGTCCTGCTGGAGGAATGTCTGCTACCCTCGGAAATCTAATTACTTCTTACAGAATCTTCAATAACAAAGAAGAAGTTCCTGTAGATTACCTAATCATGGGCCCTGGACTTAACAATAAGTTTGAGTCACAAGCAAAGGCACAAGAACTAATTTCTATTGCTAATGGAAGACAGGATTGTGTTGCTGTTATTTCTCCTCACAGAGCAGACGTAGTAGACATTACAAATTCTGATACACAAACAGATAATATTGTTGAGTTCTTTAGTCCTCTACTTTCATCATCTTATGCAATCTTTGATAGTGGATATAAGTACACTTACGATAGATTTAACAATAGATTCCGTTACATTCCATGTAACCCAGATGTTGCAGGTCTTTGTGTAAGAACAAGTATTGAGGCATATCCTTGGTTCTCTCCTGCTGGTCAGCAAAGAGGTACTATTAATAGTGCAATCAAACTTGCTTACAATCCAAATAAGGCACAAAGAGATCAACTGTATCCATTAAGAATTAACTCTGTAATTAATCAACCTGGAATTGGTATTATCCTCTTCGGAGATAAGACTGCTCTTGGATATGCATCAGCATTTGATAGAATTAACGTTCGCCGCCTGTTCCTAACTGTTGAGCAAGCACTACAAAGAGCTGCTGAAGCACAACTATTTGAATTAAACGATGAGATTACTAGAGCAAACTTTGTCAACATCGTTGAGCCTTACCTCAGAGAGATTCAGGCAAAGAGAGGTCTCTATGGATTCCTAGTTGTTTGTGACGAGACCAATAACACTCCTGACATAATTGATAATAATGAATTTAGAGCGGATATCTATCTGAAACCCGCCAAGTCTATTAACTATGTAACACTAACATTCGTCGCTACCAGAACGGGTGTAAGTTTTGAAGAAGTTGCTGGTAGAGTTTGATAACTTTATTATAACCAACATAGGAGGATCTTAAAATGGCTAACAACAGACCAACATTAAAAAATCTATCAGCATTCAAAGCAAGACTTGCTGGTGGTGGAGCAAGACCTAATCTATTTGAAGTTTCAATTGAAGATTTTCCATCCGTAATTAACGGAGTATGGGATAATGATGCGAAACTAGATTTTAGATTCATGTGTAAGGCTGCTCAATTACCAGCATCAAACATTGCTGCAATTGAAATTCCTTTCAGAGGACGTACTCTAAAAGTTGCTGGAGACAGAACTTTTGATACTTGGACGGTAACAATCATCAACGATGAAGATTTCAAACTAAGACATGCATTTGAAATGTGGATGAATCTTCTCAGCAAACTTGATAACGCAACTGGCGCTTCTAACCCAAATACTTATATGAAGAATGCTACTATCTATCAACTAGGTAGAAGTAATAGTGTTGGTGGTGCAAGCGGTCAGACTGGAGAGAATGCTGGTGGTAATAACGTTAGAGATAACGTAAATGCTTCAGGCCCTGGATTTAGTCCTACTGGATCTGGAGATACCACCATTCTTAGATCATATAAGTTCTACGATATTTTCCCAACTAACGTTGCTGCAATTGATGTATCTTACGATACCACAGATACTATTGAAGAGTTCACTGTTGAATTCCAAGTTCAATACTTTGAAATCAACGACGGCCCAGGTAACGTTGTCTAATTAGACTAAATAGTAAGATAAAGAGTTAACAAAATTAAATTATGGCAAAACTATTTGGTTTTTCTATTGACGATAATAATAATAACAAACCCGATAGTGCGATCTCTCCCGTTCCTCAAAATAATGAGGACGGGAACGATCATTACTTAACTAGCGGGTTTTTTGGTTCGTATGTAGATATTGAAGGAGTATATAGGACAGAATTTGAATTAATTAAAAGATATCGTGAGATGGCACTTCATCCAGAAGTTGATAGTGCTATTGAAGATATTGTAAATGAAGCAATTGTTTCAGATACGGATGATGTCCCTGTACAGATAGAATTATCAAATTTAAATGCCAGTGATGGTATTAAAAAAAGAATTAGAGAAGAGTTTAAGATAATTTTAGATCTACTAGATTTTAACAAAAAGTGTCACGAGATTTATAGAAATTGGTATATTGATGGAAAGATATTCTATCATAAAGTAATTGATTTGAAAAATCCTCATGAAGGAATTCAAGAATTGAGATATATCGATTCTATGAAAATTAAGTATGTAAGGCAGAAGAAGCAAAATAAGAATGATTCTGCATTTATAAACAGAACTCTAGATGATAATCCCTTAAGTTACGATTTTCCAGAGATCGAAGAATATTTCATTTACAATCCCAAAGTAATTGGTGGTACTGCAGGATTTAGTAAAAATAATTCATCTGAAAATGGAATCAAGATCGCAAAAGATGCAATTACATATTGCACATCAGGTCTTGTAGATAGAAATAAAGGAATAACTTTATCATACTTACATAAAGCAATCAAGTCTCTCAATCAACTACGAATGATTGAAGACTCCCTAGTTATCTATCGCTTATCTCGTGCTCCTGAACGTCGTATTTTTTACATCGATGTAGGTAATCTACCAAAAGTAAAGGCAGAACAATATCTACGTGACGTTATGATGCGTTATAGAAATAAGTTAGTCTATGATGCATCTACTGGAGAAATCCGTGATGATAAAAAATTCATGAGTATGCTTGAAGATTTCTGGTTACCTCGCCGTGAAGGTGGTAGAGGAACTGAAATCTCTACTCTTCCTGGTGGACAAAATCTTGGAGAAATAACGGATATTAATTATTTCCAAGAAAAATTATATCGTTCATTGAACGTACCAGGATCAAGAATTAGTGGAGAAGGTGGATTTAACTTAGGAAGATCTTCAGAAATTCTTAGAGATGAACTTAAGTTTACTAAGTTTGTAGGAAGACTAAGAAAGAGATTTTCTAACATGTTTAGTGATATGTTGAAAACTCAACTTATTCTAAAAAATATTATTACTCCCGAAGATTGGGAAGTGATGGCACAACATATTCAATATGATTTCTTATACGATAATCATTTTGCAGAATTAAAAGATTCTGAACTTATGAATGAAAGGTTAGGACTTCTTGCAACTGCAGAACCATATGTTGGAAAATATTTCTCTCAAGATTATCTAAGAAGAAAGATTCTTAGACAAACTGATGAAGAAATTGTAGAGCAAGATAAGATAATGAAAAAAGAAATTGAATCTGGAATAATCCCAGATCCTGCACAAATGCAAATTGATCCCGCAACTGGACAACCTATCGCAGGTGCAGGTGGTGCTGGAGATTTAGGTGCTCCAGTTATGGAACCAGATTTAGAGTCTGACGCAAATTCTACTCAACTTAATAATAAAGATTTAAAGGCTGGAGAAATTTAATAAATAAAAAAGAATTTTTAAAAATTTAAATTTATGGATGATCTAATGGATATGATTATAGGAGATGAATCTCCTTCAAAAATTAGTGATGAAATTAAAAATATTTTATTCAGCAAAAGTGCAGATAAAATTAATTCACTAAAACCTGAAGTTTCTAATTCTATGTTTAGTGGAATTGTAAATTCGGAAGAAGAATAAATAACTAATAAAGTACTTTTGCACTATGGCTAGAACATTACTATTGGGTGGTGAAGATGCACTACCAACTACAACTGGTACTGCTACAAGCTTTTCTGAAGCATCTGCAGTAAGATTGGTTAACAACTCTACAACAGCATATGCAGTAGTTGTAGTAGAAACTCAGGGAGGAACTGTTATTGGTTCTATGACCCTTCCAGGTAATTCAGTTGAAATACTGCAAAAACAATACACCCATTGTGTTTATGCTACAAATACTTCTATTCGTGGCGCAAAAGTAGGACTTACCGTATAAAAAAATGAAACTAATCAGAGAAGAGATCGAAAAGGTAGAAGTTCTTACCGAAGGAACTGGTAAAAATCAAAAACTTTATATTAAAGGTCCATTCCTTCAAGCAGAATGTGTGAACCGTAATGGTCGCATGTATCCTCTTTCTATTATGGAAAGAGAAGTAGGACGTTATACTGAACAGTACGTAAATAAGGGTCGTGCTTTAGGTGAACTTGGACACCCAGATGGTCCAACAGTAAACCTTGATAGAGTTTCTCATAAAATTGTAGAACTTTACCGCGAAGGAAATAACTTCATCGGTAAAGCACAAATTCTTTCAACTCCTATGGGTAAGATTGCAGAATCTCTACTCAAAGATGGCGTAACTCTTGGCGTTTCTTCTCGTGGTATTGGATCACTAAGAGAAAATAACAAAGGATATAAGGAAGTTGGTGAAGATTTCATGCTAGCAACTGCTGCAGATATCGTCGCAGATCCTTCTGCACCTGATGCTTTCGTTCAAGGAATTATGGAAGGAAAAGAGTGGGTATGGGATGGTGGCATTCTTCGTGAAAAATTTGCCAATCAAACTAAGAGTAAAATTAATACTTTAGTTGATCAAAAAAGACTTGAAGAACATAAGTTAGATTTATTTAACAATTTTCTAAATAGTCTTTAAAATTATATTTTAATAAATAAATATAGATTAAATTTATAGGTTAATCGGAGAGTTCAAATGTCTCGTGGAGATTTACAAGAAATGGAAGTAGGCACTAAGCAATCCAGAACCGCTGTCAATGCTGGCGCTAAGGGAGCGGATCCAATGCCAAAACTAGCAGCAGGTGCTGTTGCTGGTCAAACTGGTTCTTGGGAAGATCTTGGTGGCCCTACACCAGAAAACTACAAGTCTGATGACGATTCTGCAAAACTAGCAGAACCTTCACTAAAGACTGTTAAGGATATTGTAACCAAAGCAGCAAAACCTGCTGAGGGTATGCAAAAGATGAAGGAAGATGAAGATTTAGAAGATGAAGAAGTAATTTCCGAGGAAGATTCTGAGGAAGATGAAGTAATTGCTGAAGAAGGTGACGAGGAAGAGGAAACTGAAGAAGTAGAAGAAGAGTTCAGCGTTGAAGAAGACGTTGAAGCACTTCTTTCTGGTGAGGAACTCTCCGAAGAATTCCAAGAAAAGGCAAAACTAATTTTTGAAACTGCTCTAAGAGCAAGAGTTTCAGAAATTCGTGAGTCACTAGAAGCACAATACGAAGAAAGACTTCTAGAAGAAGTTCAAGAAATTAAGACTTCTCTAGAAGAAAGAGTTGATGCTTATCTAGAGTATGTCGCTGATGAGTGGATGTCTGAGAATCAACTCACCATCCAATCTGGTATTAAGGAGGAACTTTCTGATTCCTTCATGAATGGTCTAAAAGACCTTTTTGAAGCACACTATGTATCAATCCCTGAAGATAAATATAATGTTCTAGAGAGCATGGTAGAAAAACTTGATGATATGGAGACAAAACTCAACGAGCAAATTGAGAAGAACATCTCCCTAAACAAGCGTCTCGCAGAGTCGGTTGCTGATGGGATCTTTGATGAGATTTCTGAGGGTCTTGCACTTTCTCAGAAGGAAAAGCTCGCTTCACTTGCCGAAAGTGTTGAGTTTGAAAGTGAGGTAGAATATCGTGAAAAACTAGAAACTCTAAGGGAATCATATTTCCCAAATATTGCAGTTTCTCAAAGGGCAAGAACTGAAACTCTATCTGAAGGAGTAGATGTTGCACCTGAGTATCACTCAGATTCAATGAATGCTTATTTAAGAGCTCTTTCAGTAACTTCTCCAAAAAACTGAATTTAATATTAAATCAAACGTAAACATTCACAAAAGGTAAACGCAAATGTTCAGTCAAGAGCATCTGCAGGAAAAGTGGGCACCACTTCTGAACTATGAAGGCCTTGATTCTATCAAGGATTCACACAGAAGAGCTGTAACCGCTCAACTGCTAGAAAACCAAGAAAGATTTCTAAGAGAGCAAAATGCTTTCTCACAGTCAGGTTCATTCCTAACTGAAGCTCCAACTAACTCAGCAGGTACTGGTGGTTTTTCAAACACTGGTACTGGTGCTGCTGCAGGTGGTCCAGTTGCTGGTTTTGACCCTGTACTAATTAGCCTAATCCGTCGTGCAATGCCTAACCTCGTTGCATACGATCTCGCAGGCGTTCAACCAATGACCGGTCCTACTGGTCTAATTTTCGCAATGCGTTCACGCTACACCAACCAGAGCGGTACTGAAGCATTCTTCGACGAAGCAAATACTGCATTCTCTGGTCAGGATAGCGGTTTCAACAACGAAGGTGGATTCACCGATGGAGTTGCTGGTTTCGGTACTACTGCACAAGCAGGTACTAATCCTGGTCTTCTAAATCCAGTTGGTGCTGCTTCATCCCTCGCTTACAATGTAGGTCAGGGCATGAACACTGGCGACGCTGAGAACCTCGGCGTTTCTGATCAGTTCAACGAAATGGCATTCTCAATCGAGAAAGTCACCGTAACTGCTAAGTCAAGAGCACTCAAGGCCGAGTATTCACTAGAACTCGCTCAAGACCTCAAGGCTATCCACGGTCTAAACGCAGAAGCAGAACTTGCTAACATTCTCTCAACTGAGATCCTCGCAGAAATCAACAGAGAAGTTATCAGAACCATCTACAAGGTTGCTGAGCAAGGTGCTGCTGTAAATACTGCTACCGCTGGTGTATTCGACCTTGACGTTGATTCTAACGGTCGTTGGAGCGTTGAGAAGTTCAAGGGTCTACTCTTCCAAATCGAGCGTGATGCTAACGCAATCGCACAAAGAACTCGTAGAGGAAAGGGCAACACCATCCTTTGCTCCGCTGACGTTGCTTCAGCACTAGCAATGGCAGGTGTTCTCGATTATACTCCTGCACTAAATGCAAACCTAAACGTAGATGATACTGGCAATACTTTTGCTGGTACTCTAATGGGTAAGTTCCGCGTATACATTGACCCATATTCTGCAAACGTATCTGCTAACCAGTACTACGTTGTAGGTTATAAGGGTTCTTCACCTTATGACGCTGGACTATTCTATTGTCCTTATGTTCCTCTCCAAATGGTTCGTGCCGTTGGTGAGAACACCTTCCAACCAAAGATCGGCTTCAAGACCCGTTACGGTATTGTTGCAAATCCATTCGCAGAAGGTAGTGATAAGGGTCTCGGCGCACTCAGACATAACGCAAACCGTTACTACAGAAGAGTACAGGTCAAAAACCTCATGTGATCTATTTCACAACTCTTCTTCAGGGTGCCGAAAGGCACCCTTTTTTTATCTAAATATCTAAAAGTAAACTAGTCTGATGGATAATTTCAACGAGTTTAATAATACTATAAAAAATAGAAATTTTCTTTCCACATTAGGATTTAAATTTACTATTACTAGAGCACCTAAGGTTGCTTATTTTAGTAACAATGCAAATATTCCAGACTTGACATTGGGTGTTGTTAATCAACCAAACTATTTGACTGATATTCCAGTACCTGGAGATAAGATTGAGTTTGCAGATTTTAGTCTCAGATTTTTAGTAGATGAGAATCTAGAAAATTATATGGAGATTCAGAATTGGATGAGAGGTCTTGGATTTCCAGAAACATTACAACAAATATATGATCTGCAAGATACAAAGTCAAAATTTGAAAATCCACCAAAGTCTCAGATGAATATCTATTCTGATGGAACTTTAGTTGTTTATAATAGTAATCAAAATTATAACTTTGAAGTAAGATTTAAATCATTATTCCCATATAAATTATCTTCTCTTCAGTTTGATTCAACAACTCCTGATAATCAATATTTTACAGCAGATGTAACTTTTAAGTATATGATGTATAATATAGTAGGTAAGAATGGGCAATCTCTATGAGTATTGATTTAGAATCTATACAAAGTATGTGGGAAAAAGATTCTAAAATTGACATCGACAATTTGCATACAGAATCTTTAAACATATCAGTATTACATGCAAAGTATTTTGATTTATATAATAATATAATTTTGCTGAAGAAAAAGGCAGAACAGCAGAGAAAGAATATCAGACATGAAAGGTATGAATATTATTCTGGTAAGGCAGATGCAGAAGTGTATCAAGATGATCCTTTTCCTAAAAAGATTAGGGATAAAGATACAATGCAAAAATACCTTGATGCTGATGAAAAATTAGTCAACGTTAATCTTAAAATAGACTACTATGAAACTCTCATAAATTATATTGAGAGTATTCTTAAACAAGTCTCTAATAGGACTTATCATATTAAGAATGCCATCGAATTTATAAGATTCCAGGCAGGTTATGGTTAATAATGCAAATTTGATTATATACAAATCAAACGAAGTTTATCTTAAAATTGAAACGGAACCTCATATCGAATATGAACTAAGGGACTATTTTAAATTTGAGGTTCCTAACGCAAAATTTATGCCTCAGTACAGAAAGAGAAACTGGACTGGGGAGATACATTTATTTGACATGAGAACTAAACAACTCTACATAGGTCTCCTGGATAAATTAATATCTTTTTGCAATAATTATAATTATAGTTATGAATTTAAAGATAATAAGTATTATGGACTTCCATTTGAAGTTAATGAAAACATCTCGATGGAAGGGGTAAAAGATTATTTTTCTTCAATCACACACTTTTCTCCAAGGTCTTATCAACTAGAGGCAGTATATGATGCCCTACGACATAATCGTAAATTATTGATAAGTCCCACTGCGTCAGGAAAAAGTCTGATGATTTACGCTTTAGTACGTTATTATACGGATAAGAACCAAAAAATTCTGATAGTTGTTCCAACGACCAGTCTTGTAGATCAACTAGTCGGTGATTTTCGTGATTATGGATGGAATGCTGATTCATATTGCCATAAAATATATTCTGGACGTGAGAAAAGAAATGATATGCCAGTTACTGTAACTACATGGCAATCAATCTACAAACTAGAAAGAAATTTCTTTGAAGATTATGATGTAGTTATTGGAGATGAAGCACACTTATTTAAAAGTAAGTCTCTTATATCTATAATGACAAATCTTCATCATGCAAAATATAGATTTGGATTTACTGGAACTTTAGATGGAACACAAACTCATAAGTGGGTTCTTGAAGGATTATTTGGTCCATCTTATAAAGTAACTAGAACTGCTGAATTAATGGAGAAAGGACATGTATCCAAATTAGATATTAGGTGTCTTGTATTAAAGCATAATCCACAGAAATTTGAAACCTATGAGGATGAGATTCAATATCTAATTACTCATGAGAAAAGAAATAACTTTATAAAAAATCTTGCTTTAGATTTAAAAGGTAATACATTAATTCTTTTTAGTAGGGTTTCTACCCATGGAGAACCATTATTTGAAAAAATAAATAGTAGTGTT